AGGGTATTTATAGTGATTCGGTACGGGCTTCGCCCTCAGTCTCGTCGCTTCGCTCCGGGCACCCCGGGCCCCGCCTTCGGCGGCGGTCACATGCTCGCTCCGCTCGCATGTGCAGCTCGTAATACAGGAATTAACTGAAATTAATTATATTTATTCTTCTCAGCAAAGCTGGTAATTGAGGATGATCCTCTACATTATCAGGAGTTATTACACGTTGACTAAAACATTGACCAGGAAGGAAATTACTTGTTACAATAAACTTATCAGCTAAGAGAGGACACATATCTCCCTTAACTTCTACTAAACACTTATAACGATCAAACCACCTAAGTAGATGATTAATATCTATTCCACCAGGTCCGAAATCGTCAATTATTACTTCTTTCTCTAGTCTGTAGCCATTCCACCACTTGGTCCGGGGGTCTTTGATATAGGCGTCGGGCATGAGTCTGTGGGCCTCTCTGGACTTACCTGTACCGGGTTTTCCATAGAACCAACGTACATGGATGTCTGGTCTCTCCTCAGTAGCAACGGATGAAAGATAGTTTCTCCACAGGTTATGTCCGGAAAAATAGTATGTACCGGGTCGTTGTGCAGCGAATTCACCCACTCCTCGTTTTCCTCCAGAAACTGCTGCCACGAACTCTCGGGCAAGGTCATCTCTGGAAGAGTGGCCGGAGGAGGCTCCACCACCGGGGGCTTCACCATGTTCATGATAATCTCCTGCCTTTCGGCAATAGTCTCTATTCTGTCGTGGAGTACCTTTAGCGACTTCCACATGGACTCTAGGGTTAAGTCGATTCTTCGCAGTGACGAAGGAGCAACGTTGTTTAAAAATGCAGAATCCCTGGATGTGAGGCGTTCCTGATTCTCCAACCTCGCGACCAAGGATTGCATACTTGCAGTGATCTGTGACAGTTCCCTTAAGGAGTTCATATTCTTCTTCGGTATAGTTATTGAGAGTAAAGCAATATCGAGAAGAGGACATATTAGTTATGAGGGTTATGAGGGTTTAAATAAGGGCAAACGGCATGCGCTCTGGGTAATACTAGGCCAGAGCGCGTTCCAATAAGGCGGCGGCGTATTCAACACACTAACATATTATTCAAACAATTATTATTTAATTCATCGTCTTACGTAATTGCTTACGAAGCGGCATCAGCAGAAAAAGATACATTATGATATGGTATGACCTGTACGGTATTATCCGTAGCATCAACCGTATTTACAATCTGTACAAGAAAAACAATTTGATGACCAAAGTCATTTATGAAACTAGCTTGATCAATCTTCTGGGGCTTCAATCTATGCTCAACGGTAAACGTTGAAAAGTTACCATTAATAACAGCTTCCCTATATGCAATGGGCCTTCCAAACTCACTAACAAAATCAGGTGAAACAGAAGGGTCCCATCCTAATAGTTGTGGGCTAATGATACGGGCTACTATAGGGTTACTAACAGTTCTCACAGTCCATACTTTAATTAAGGAGTGATTACCACTAGCTTCCGCTACACTAATACAGATACCAATCTTACCACCACGCAAAGTGATATCTCCCCTAAACGTAGGAGAAGCACCACCAGTATCTTGGGGCAATAAACCACCAGCGGTTACCCAAAAAGGATTACCACCAGCGGCACTAAGCAAAGGAGTGTAAAGAGAAACACTACCACTTCCTTGAGTAGTACCAGTAGTTTGTGTAAGAGCATTATTATCAATAGACCTCCAATGAGGTGCAGCAATTGTGTCATTCCAAATCTTCTTCCTAAAAGCACGGGCACTTAACTTCCTACTTCTATAAGGCAAAGAGTAACCAGTACCTTTAAACATTGTATAAGCAGTCATTCTAGATTTACCAGTCCTACGACGTCTAGCCATAGTTCTAACATATCGTTTCGAAAGACCACGTCTACGATTAACACGAGTTCTACGTCCTCTATAATAAGCCATAGGTAATTAACCGTCCGGATCCAGTTAACATCACCGGACTCTATATGCTAGGGTATTTATAGTGATTCGGTACGGGCTTCGCCCTCAGTCTCGTCGCTTCGCTCCGGGCACCCCGGGCCCCGCCTTCGGCGGCGGTCACATGCTCGCTCCGCTCGCATGTGCAGCTCGTA